GGATATAGATGAGAACTATTGGAGGGTGTACGGTCTAGGCGAAAGGGGTCAGAGCAGAAGCCTTGTGTACACATTCCAAACTTGCAAGGAGATACCAAAGGAAGCAAAGCTAGTCAGCTATGGTCTTGACTTTGGATTCTCTAATGATCCTAGTTCACTTGTGAGAACCTACCTGCTAGATGATGATATGTATACTGAAGAACTTCTGTATAGAACAGGCATGACCAATCAGGACATAGCAAATGAATTCAAGGTGCTAGGATTGGACAGGTCAACAGAAATCTTTGCAGATTCAGCAGAGCCAAAGTCAATTGAAGAAATTTACAGGATGGGGTGGAATGTCAAGCCTACTATCAAGGGGTCAATCAACCTAGGCATAGACATCATCAGAAGATACAGGCTTCATGCTACTGAAGGAAGTTTCAACATGATCAAAGAACTCAGGAACTACAAATTCATAGAAGACAAAAACTCTCAGATCACGAATAAACCTGTTGACAATTTCAATCATGCCTTGGATGCACTCAGATATTCAGTGGTGAATAAGATCAGCAACAGCCATCTAGGAAAGTACTCTTTCAGATAAATACACAAAACCAAATAAATATATTTCTAGCTATGTGGGAAAAACTTACAGTAGGTCAATTCATCAGCCTCTATGATATCGAGATCAACACGAATCTGAATATCATTGAGAAGCAGCAGAAAATGCTTTCCGTAGTGGAGGGCAAAGATGAGTCATACTATGATACATTCAAGTACAGGGATTTGATCACAGAATATGGGGAGAAATTAGCCTTCTTTGAAAATATACCTGAGACCAAACCTGTAGACTTCCTGAAGGTGGGGGATAAAAGGTACAAGTTCTGCCATGAATTGAATGAGATCACAGCAGGTCAGTACATAGATATCCTTGCATTCAGTGGAGAGATGATGCAGTTGAATAAGATTGCAGCCTGTTTCTTCCTGCCTATGGAGGGGAAGAGATATCAGCCCTATGGGAAGATTCCCCATGATGTGGTAGCAGATCAATTGCTAGATGCCAAGTTCATTGAGGTCTATGGGTGTATGCTTTTTTTTTGTCAACTATTCAGCGAATTAATCAGCAATACCATAATCTCCTCAATGATCAATCAGGAACTAGCACAGAAGGTAGTCCATTTATGGCAAGGTGGGGGTGGGTATACAGCACTAAGCAGGTGGCAGACTTCCAAAATATTAGCGTGAATGATGCCTATGATTTGAAGGTAGTAGAATACCTGAATTCACTAGCATACTTGAAGGATTATAACAAAGACAAAGAACTACAGTATAAAAAATGGTCGTTGCAAAACAAAGTCAGTTAGAAGGAAAATTCAATATCGGAGGGGTAGAACTCAAAGGCGGTGAATTTGTTATCAAGGCTGAAGAGATTCTTCTCAAGAATATTGAATCTGCTTTGCAAAGGCTTGGTGCTAACTTGGTGAGCAACCTAGAAAAGAATGCACCCATAGATAACGGTGGCCTGAAGGCATCCTTTGGTGAGGCTGTAATCAGTGAGACAAAGCTAGGGTATAGAATAGAAATCAAAACAGGTGCAGACTACTTTGACTACATAGACAAAGGGGTCAGAGGCATTGAGCATGATATCAAAAACAAGAAAGTCTACTTGAATAAAGACAATGACTACTATCAGTTCAGAAAGTATGGGATGCCCTTGGAAGCCTTGAAGCAATTAGAGGGATGGATGCAGAGAAAGAACATGGAGATAGAAGCAACAAATCTGAGAATCAAATCAGGTCAAGAAGAAAGCATGAAGGGTAGAAAGATGCTGAAACAGATTTCTAGTTCAGCCCAAAGAATGGCATACTACATCAAGAAGTATGGTATTGCAGGAACAAACTTTATTCAAAAATCAGTAGATGAATCTAGACCTGACTTTGAAGTAGACATTCAGAGCATAGGCGAAAATAGCTTAATACTAAAAGTAAGAAAATGATAACTCTCACACAGCCATCCATCAGCATCCTTCCTGCATTCAATAGGATCAACTATCAGATAATATCTACCAATGCTACAGAAGTAGGATTCAAGTATGTGGTGAAAGTCTACAATTCAGCAAATGAATTGATAACTACTGCCTACTATGATTCACCTGCTGATGCTGCTGATCCTGTAGAATTTGATGTGTCTAAATTCGTTTCTACACAGTTCGAATATTCCAAGGGATTCTATGAGACATCTACTTCTTCAAATAGCACAAACATCATCAAGGGATTCTACCTGAAGTGCTATGAGTACTATGAGGTGGCAGGATCATTTGTGATAGTTCTAGCATCAGAGGTAGTATCATCTACCAAATATGCTTTGGCTGCTGCTTTGCCTTTGCTTGAATTGGATGATTGGTATGATGATGTGAACCTTTACAATGGGGTGAGCAATACTACATACGAGCCATTGTCTGCATGGGATACTATCAAGGTAAGAGAAACAGATGCACAGGTCTTTGGCTTTGTGAACACAGGATTTCTGACAAATGTAGAACTTCTTGTGACTTACAACAATGCTACTACAGCCACCTACTTCATTGCAAAGTCAGGTACTACCTACCCGAATGTCAACTACTTTCAGATAACACCTTTGACCTATGGTGGAAGCATAGCTTCTATTCAATTGTTTGTCAATTGGAATAACGGCACTGCAAGAAGGTACAAATTTGCTACCCTATTCACACAGGAATGTGGGAAGTATGATCCTATCAGAATGGCCTACTTGAATAAGTATGGTGCATTTGATTTTTTCAATTTTGACCTAGTGAATAAAACCACTTTGACCATTGAGAAGAAGGGCTATCAAAGAAACTATGAAGGCAGTATCTATCAATCAGGTGGGGTGATAGTTAAGAACATCAATCCTGTATACTTTACAAAAGAGACTCAGGTCTATAAGGTGATCTCTGACTATCTAAATGATGCACAAAGTGAATTGATCAGGGAACTGTACTCTTCACCTTTGGTCTACATGAACCTTGTGAATGATAACTACATCAGGCCATCATGGATTCCTGTGAAGCCTACAGCCACATCCTATGAGATCAAAAAGACTGCAACAGACAAACTATTCAACTTAGAACTAGACCTTGAATTTGGGCTTGAAAATAATCGACAGGTGATATGAGTGCAGCTAGACTATTTGTAGAAGGGATTGAAGTAGATACCCTAGGGAATATAGATGTAGAATTCACATATTCTGTGGCTGATGTCACTGACATTGAAAGAAGGAACACATCCTATTCAAAGACTATCACACTGCCATCAACTTCAAAGAATCAGGGCCTGTTTGGAAACATCTTTGATATATCAGTCAGCAATGACTACTATCCAAATGATGTCAACATAGGTGCAAACTTCAATCCTGCAAAGCAAGCAAAGGCCCAAATCTTTCTAGACAATGTCAAGATATTTGATGGTGTGATCAGGATGATGAAGATCAATAACATTTCAGGGGATATCCTGTATGAAGTCAATGTCTTTGGAAGACTTAGAGACATCCTTCATGAACTAGGTGACAAAACCCTTGCTGATCTTGATTTTGATGACTATGACCATGTTTGGAATAAAACGAATATTGAAGCATCATGGGCTAGGGATGAATATGTGGAGGGTGCTTCAAACTATGTGTATCCTTTGGTGGATTACGGCTTCACTGTTGACAATGGCATCACCTACCCTATTAGGAACTTTAAGCCTGCTGTATATGTATCAGAAATCCTCAAGCGAATCTTTGAGGAGGCAGGCTTCCAAATCACAGCACCTATATTCGATTCATTCTATTTCAGGAAGTTGATTCTAGTAACTGCTGAGAAGATGATCACAAAGGAATCCACTACCCTACTAGATCAAACCCCTGTACTATATCAGCAGGAAACCACTACCACACCTTCCTTCACTAGGCTGCTAAATTTCAGCAGTACTTTGGCTTCAGGGTTTACCATCCAAAATTCAGGGACTAGATTCAGATGGAACAAAGCACAGAACCTGAACACGGGATTGAATTTGAATTTAAGGCTGTCATTTGAATCACTAGAAGCATTCACAAATAATCAATGGACAGTTTCTGTATTGAAGAATGGATCACAGATTTTGTCTTCTACCAGGAATGCTCAACTAATTTCAGCAGGTCAATTTTACTTTTGGACTGTTGAGATTTCAGGTGGAATAGACCTTGCTTTGAATGACTACTTTGAGATCAGATTGACAGGTCAGGCAGTTCAGGGTGTAGGTGATAATCCAAACATTCAGACTGAAGTAGTAGTAGCA